AGTATTAATATCATTAGATATATTTTTGTAAATTAATAAATTTTTTTTAGGACTTTCGTTTTGAAGTATTAAATAATTATATGAATCATTTAGAAAATTTAGATAATTAACAAAATCATTTTCATTAAAATCAATATATACAAATTTTTTTTTCGAATTAAAATATTTTTTTCCTTTAAATTTTATATATATTTTATGTAAAAGATCTCCATCACGCGGTATATTAAATGTTAATTTTTGATTTAAACCAACATTATCTATTTTATATTCCAATAATTCTTTTGCAAAATTTGTATGATGTTTATGTAGAGTTTTGAAAAATGTTATTTCCGGATTCCCTACAAGAAATGAATCCTCAAAACATTCTCCTGTAGAACTAGCAGCAAGTTGTATAAGTCCTCCAGCAACCATTTCTAATTAATTATATATGATATTTTAAATAAATTTTAAATTATTGATTATACAAATGTTAAATAATAAATTAATTATTTTAAAATTGATTTAAATATTCATATTATATTTAAATGACTTTATATAATAAAACTAAACTATTTAATAAATCTAGAACCGATAATGCTACTATAATTAAAGTCAATAATCTTAATTTACAAGATGTTACTGAAGATCAATGTAAACGTGATTTTCATGTTATTTTTAATTGTAATTGTGGTGAATTAAACTGTAAGAAATCTATTAGATATTGTATTGATATGGGACTATTTTGTAAAAAATGTTCTGTTATAATTAAAGAAAAAAAAAGACAAGAAACAATTAAAAAATTAAATGAAGAAATACCTGAAAGAAAAACTAATATAGCAAAAAAAATATCTAAAACTTGTAAAGATACATTTAATAAATTAAATGAAAAATTTCCTAATAGACAAAATGAAATTAATAAAAAACATTCAGAAAAACATATAGAATTAAATGAAAAATATTCTTATAGGCAAAATAAAATGAATGAACAAAAAAAAATAACTATGTTAAAAAATTATGGAGTAGAACATGCATTACAATTACCTGAATTTTGTAAAAAAGCACACAGAAATTCATTCTTTAGAAAAAATTATGAATTACCTAGTAAAAATATAATACAAGTACAAGGTGACGAACCTTATGCTTTAGATGAACTTTTACATAATTTAAATTATAAAGAAGATGATTTAATTATAGGATTTAATAATTCAATAAAATTATCTTGTAAATATATTTTTAATGAAAAAAATCATGTATATCATCCAGATATTTATATTATTAGTGAAAATAAAATTATTGAAGTAAAATCAGAATATTATTATATTAAAGATTATGAGAAAAATATAGCAAAATGTAAAGGATGTATAAAATTAGGTTATGATTTTGAATTTTGGATATATAATGAAAAAAAAATAAAATCGAAAATAGATGGAACAAATTTATTATGATTAAAAAGTAAAAAAAAATTTTTTTTATAATTAAAAATATATAAAAAGTATAGTTATTAGATAAAGAAATTTAATTCGAGTATGCGAGGCCACCCATACCAGACATAACTCTGAGCACATTGTAGTTGACAGCATGAACACTTACATCTGAAGCACTACCGTGTGTTAAATTTAATACAGCGTTATCAATTCTAGAGAAATTACATGTTCCTGATGGTTGATGTTCACCAGGTTTTAAAGCAAATGAGTATAAGTATACATTATGTGTAGCAGCACCAGGAGTTCCCCAAGTTCTATCAGCTAATATAGCTTTGCTGTGACCTAAACCAGATTCATATGGTTGTACTAATTGATAGTAGGTACCATCTTGAACAGCTGCTCTGTCATGACCATTTAATTGTAATTTAGCTGTTCCAAGAGCAACAGATGATGACCAGACTAAACATTTAACAGGGTGATTAAAGTTTAATGTTATTTTACCGTTTTCTACAGTTTCACCACCAGTATGTTGAACTTGTTCAATTAAGTATTCATGGGATACTTGAGCGAATCTTCTTCTTTCATCAGTATCTAAATATAAATAATTGACTAATAAAGTAGCTTCATTTAAGTTTGCTGTAAAATCAGCAGCAGTAACACCATCAGTTACAGCTGGTGCAGCATTTACATCAACATTAATTTTAACTTCATGATATTGTAAAGCAATTAAAGGTAAAGCAAGACCAGGATTTCTATTAAACCAAAATCTCATAGGAAGATATACAGTTTGAACAGCAGTTGTTCCTGTTACAGCATTAACAGCAGCAATAGAACTACCTGAAGACATTTTGTATCTATAATCATGATTAGTTTCAAATAAACTATTATAGATATCTAACCATTGCCAATATTGTTTATCAATTTTTTGACCACCAATCTCACATTCAGCAGTTTTAATTAATTTTGTTAAATCTATATCTAATCCTGTAACTGGATTGGCAGCATCACTAGCACATGTTACACTTAAATCACATTTAAGGTAAACTTCTTGTACTAAATCACCATTTCTGGCTAATGTAGCTGAAAGTCTTTTATTGAAACCTACAGCACCTGAGAAAGTTTGTTCAATACATTCTTTTGAGAAATTAGTGTGTCTTCTATAGACAACTTTAAAGAAAGTAATTTGAGGGTTACCAGTAAGGTAAACATCTTGTGCACCATATGCGACTAATTGCATTAATCCTCCACCCATATTATAATTATACTTTAGAAAAAAATTTTGGAAAAAAAATTTAATTAAATTTTAATTATAAATTTAATTAATTACGAGTTTAGTATTTAAAATATGTAATTGATCTTATATAATATTAAATAAAAATACATATTTTATATCTAAAATAAAAAAAAAAGTATAGTATTTTAGTAGATAAAATTTAATTACTGTAAGCGAGGCCACCCATACCAGACATAACTCTGAGTACATTATAGTTGACAGCGTGTACACTGACTACTGAAGAGTTACCTGCTCCGTGCCATAATTGTAAGACAGCATTATCGATTCTTGAGAAATTACATGTTCCTGAAGGTTGATGTTCACCAGGTTTTAAAGCAAATGAGTATAAGTATACTAAATGGTTAGCATCACCAGGAACTCCATTCCATGAACCATTACCAAGTGTAGCACTATGACCTAAACCAGATTCATAAGGTTGTACTAATTGATAATAAGTTCCAGCTTGTTCAGCTGCTCTATCATGTCCATTTAATTGTAATTTAGCTTTGTTAAGTGTTTGAGTTGTAGTCCAGGCTAAACATTTAACAGGATGATTAAAGTTTAATGTAATTTTACCATCTTCAACAGTTTCATCACCGGTATGTTGAACTTGTTCAATTAAGTATTCGTGTGATACTTGTGCGAATCTTCTTCTTTCATCAGTATCTAAATATAAATAATTGACTAATAATATAGCATCAGTTGCTCCTGTAGCAGCAGCTGATAATTGTATGTTAATTTTAACTTCATGATATTGTAATGCAATTAAAGGTAAAGCAAGACCAGGATTTCTATTGAACCAGAATCTTAATGGAACATAATTTGTAGCAGCGTTATTACTACACATAGCTAATCTATAATCATGATTAGATTCAAATAAAGTATTATAAATTGTCATCCATTCTGTATATTGTTTGTCAATTTTTTGTCCACCAATTTCACATTCAGCCCAGCTAATAGCATCTGTGTTATCAGTAGCATTATGACCAGTGAATTTTAAGTAAACTTCTTGTACTAAATCACCATTTCTAGCTAATGTAGCTGAAACTCTTTTATTAGGTCCAACTGCACCTGAGAAAGTTTGTTCAATACATTCTTTAGAAAAGTTAGTGTGTCTTCTGTAGACGACTTTGAAGAAAGTAATCTGAGGGTTACCAGTAAGGTAAACATCTTGTGCACCATATGCGACTAATTGCATTAATCCTCCACCCATATTATAATTATACTTTAGAAAAAAATTTTGAAAAAAAACATTAATTAAATTTAATTAAAATAATAAATTATGTTTACCATTTTCAATAAATAAAATATTATAATTTACAGCGTAAATATTAACAAAATGTCTTGTAAGTTTCGATAACTTATCATTAAAAATTTTCATATGTAATATTGCTGTATTTATTCTGGAAAAATTACATGAACCCGATGGCTGAAATTCAGAAGGATTTAAAGAAAATGAGTATATATAATATGTTCCTTTATTATTAGTATTTTGATTAATATTATAATTAGTTTTCGAATTTTTTAAATTTAATTTTAAAGGAATTAATGAATGAAAATATTCACCATCAATTTCTTCAATACTATCATAATTATTTAATGAAATTTTAGCAGTATGTAAATTATAATTAAGAGGTAAATTCCATATTATATATTTAATAGGATGATGTAAATTTAGATTAATATTATTTTCTACAGGATTAGAATTTGAAATTATTTCTAAATTTTCTGATATTTGGACCTGTTCAATTAAATATTCTAATTTATTATTTATAAAAAAATTTCTCTGTTCTTTATCTAAAAATATATAATTACATAATAATTTACAATCATCAATTTCAATATTATCCAAAAAATAATAATCTCCAAATAAATTTTTTTTATTATTAAATTCAATATTAATTATTATTTCACTATTTTTTAATGAAATTAAAGGTAATGAATTATAAGTAAAATTATTAAACCAAAACCTTAATGGAATATAAAAATGATTAGTATAATTATCTAATTTAAATAATGTTAATTTTTCAAGAATATTATATTGATTATCAT